ATCTAGCGTTAAAACAGGTTTTTTTATGCTACAAAAATTAGGCTTTGCCCCAGGATTTAATAAACAAGTAACGGAAACCGGAGCCGAAGGGCAATGGTTTGATGGTGATAACGTACGTTTTAGGTATGGCTCACCTGAAAAAATAGGTGGTTGGGAACAATTAGGAGTCAGTAAATTAACTGGTGCCGCTAGAGCTATTCATCATTGGGACGATAACTCAGGTGTTAAATACGCTGCTATTGGAACAAATAAAATTTTATACGTATATTCTGGTGGTACATACTATGACATACATCCTATTAAAACTACTTTAACAGGAGCTAATTTTACCAGCACATCTTCATCAACCACAGTTACGGTAACATGCACCGGGGCTCATGGATTATTAGAAGATGGTATTGTTTTATTTGATAGTGTAACAGGTTTATCTGGTTCTACTTTTACCAATGCAACTTTTGAAGATGAAAAGTTTATGGTTACTTCTGTGCCTACATCTACAACATTTACGATTACTATGGCTACTCAAGAAACTGGAACTCCGTTATCAACTGCAGGGTCAGCTTCTGTCTTATGTTATTATGACGTAGGACCCTCACAACAATTAGGTGGCTTTGGTTGGGGTACAGGTCTTTGGGCAGGAACTGCATTAGGACCAGCAACGAGCACTCTTGCAACTGCCATAACAGATCTGACTACGACTGATATTGTATTAGCCAGCACTGCAGCTTTTCCATCAACTGGAGAAATAAGAATTGGAACAGAAGACATAAGTTTTACAGCTAACAATACCACAACCAATACTCTAAGCGGAGGAGCTCGAGGTGTTAATGGAACAACCAAAGCGACTCACAGTGGAGGTGCTACGGTTACCAATATATCTGACTTTGTAGGTTGGGGTGAAGCATCTTCTTCTGACTTTACGATTGACCCAGGACTATGGATATTAGATAACTATGGTACAAAATTAATTGCTCTTATATATAATGGTGCTTGTTTTGAATGGGATGCAGCAGCAGCCGGGTCTACTAGTACAAGAGCCACTCTTTTACCAAATGCACCGACTGCATCAAGACATGTATTAGTATCTACACCCGACAGACACTTAGTATTTTTTGGTACAGAAACAACTGTAGGAAGTGCTAGCACTCAAGATGATATGTTTATTAGATTCTCTTCTCAAGAAAGTATTGATCAAACAGATTCATACACAGTCAGAGCTGACAATACCGCAGGTACTCAAAGACTTGCTGATGGTTCAAGAATTATGGGAGCTATCAAAGGTAGGGATGCTATTTATGTATGGACTGATACTGCACTATTTCTTATGAAGTTTGTGGGTCAGCCGTTTACTTTCTCTTTTGAACAGGTAGGAACTAACTGCGGACTAGTGGGAAAAAATGCTTGTATAGAGGTAGATGGTTCTGCCTATTGGATGTCAGAAAATGGATTCTTTACATATGATGGTCAATTAAAATCAATGCCTTGTTTAGTTGAAGACGATGTTTATGATGATATAAATTTAGTTTCTAGAGATCTTATTAATGCAGGACTAAATAATCTATTTGGAGAAATAAGTTGGTTTTATTGCACAACAAACTCTAATCAAATTAACAGGGTAGTTACATACAATTATCTAGACTCAACACCTAAAAGACCTATATGGACAACAGGCACTTTACCTAGAGCAGCATGGCAAGACTCTGCTGTATTCGAACGACCTCATGCTACCTACTATGATCCTAGCAGCAATAGCTCTTACGATGTTACTGGTAATACAGACGGATGTACTATATACTATCAACAGGAAACAGGAACCGATCAAGTAAATGCTGGTGGTGTTATTACCGCTGTTATTGCTAGTATTACTTCTGGTGATTTTGATATTACACAAAGAAGAGCTGCAAGCGGTCAAGCACTTGGTTCACCAGACTTGAGAGGTGATGGAGAATTTATAATGAGAATAAGCAGATTTATACCAGATTTTATTAGTCAAACAGGTAACACAGCAATTAAATTTAAAACAAGAGTTTATCCAAATAGTGCACAAGTTACGAATACTTTTTCTTGTGATTCTACAACAACTAAAAAAGATGTTAGAGTAAGAGCAAGACAGATTGCTCTTGAGGTTGCTAATACTGCAGCCGGTGAAGATTGGAAGTTGGGTACATTTAGATTAGACATACACCCAGGAGGTAGAAGATAATGGCAAAGAAACCAATAGTACAAGGTGGAGTAGAAAACTATTTAGGTAAACAGCCACAGGTTGTTGCACCTAGAAAATGGCAATCTAGTCCTGATGCTCCTGCAACAGAACTTGCATATATTACAAAAGAAGAAAAAGATTTAATACTTAAAAAAGATATACATGGATCTTTATCTAAAGGTCCTAACATGGGTCCATCAGGAATTATGTCACTAGATAGTTTTGGTGATGTAGGTGGTGGCGGTGCATCAGGGGGAGACACAGATGCTGGCGGTGGATACGATTCAGGTCCTGGAGGTGGAGGTTTTTCTGGTCAAGGACCAGGAGAGAGCGATAGAGATTTTGATAGAAGAACAGCAAATCAAAGAGCTACATTACAAATGGCAGAAAGAGCACAAGCTGGTAGACTGGGTTATGATGAAAGAGCTAACATTGCTAATAGAACTTATGGTCCTTTACAAAAATACACAGGCAGAAGTCGTTTATTTGGTGGTGCAAATAAATATGGATATACAGATACACTAGCTGATGGTTCTCTTAAACCAGGTTTTGGTGGAAGATTGTTTGGTGGATTGATGAGTTTAGTAACAGGCATACCTTTTGTAGGTGGTGCTATTGGTAGTGCGTATGACAAAGGTCAAGGATTATTTAGAAATAAATTTTATGATGACATGGGTGACTATAATCGTCTAGGTTTATTTGGAACACCAACAGGAACATTAGACGAGGATGAAGATGAAAAAATTTCAGAAACAAGTTTTACACTTAATGATCCTAGTAATATTAATAATCAAGCTTTAAACGTTCCATTAAATACTAATGAAGGTATAGTAAATACAAACGCTTTTACTAGCGCGGACTTTGGTTTAGGAGACATGGACGGTAGCTAATGGCAAAGATAGTACAATCATTAACTAGAGCTCAACCTGAGTACGATCAAAAAAATCTACAATCGTTAGTTAGGGATTTAGATGGTGTAATAACAAAATTAAATTCTTCATTTCAAGATGAAGTTAAACAAGAGATAGAAGCTAAAAGTTTCTTTTTAGAATAATGGCAGTAGTAAATCAGTATAAATTTTACGGGAAAACTACCACTGCTGCAGAGACCGTAACAATGCTTTCTCCAAGTGTTAACGAAACTATTATAATAAAATCTTTAAGAGTAACAAATAAATCAGGATCTAATACACCAACAGTTACAATAAAAAACAATGCATTTGAGATAGTAAATACACAAACGTTAGTAGCCGCTACTAGTGTTGAAATATTAACCTTACCTTTGATTGTAGAAGGTGGGACAACATTAGCTTATACTACAGCAGGCACTGTATCTGATGGTGTGGTTTTTGGTATTAGTTATCTCAATATATTAAAGGAGAAAACAGACTAATGGAACTAAAACAAGCAAAGGTAGAGACGACTTATAGACATAAAAAAACTGGTGAGGTTTTTCAGGAGAGAAAAGACTGGGAATCCAAGGGTTATAAGAACGAGGACATGGCACAGGACGTAAAAGTAATAATGCCAGCTCTTGATTTGTTCTCTAAAACCAAGTAAAACGAACAATTAAGGTAAAAATATGGCAATATCTAGAATGCAAGAACCCAGACAATTATACGGATTAGGAAGCTTAGTTAAAAAAGCTGTTCGTGGTGTTAAGAAAGTTGCTAAAAGTCCATTGGGTAAAATAGCTATTGGTGGTGCATTAGCATTTGGTTTACCTGGAACACAGTTTGGTGGTCTATTAGGTAGAGCAAGTTTTGGTGGACCAGCGATGTCAATCTTTGGTAAGCAAGGTGGTATTGGTGCTTTGTTTGCTAATCCTTCAATAGCTGCAATGAAGACACAAGGAGCAGAAAAAGGATTTCTTGGAGGTTTATTAGGTAAAATCCCTGGCGGTGGATACACTGTAGGAGCAATAGGAAGTATCTTAGCTGCTTCAGGTATGAGTCCAGAAGAGATAGAAGAAACTAAAAGAGATCCAGAAAAAG